CTGTAGTGACAGCAACTACATTCGTGCGCGAGCGCGTAGCACCAATCACTTCAGCACAATACTTAGAAGCAAACATCAAGGCAGCAATGGGAGACGATGAGGCTCGCAGAGTAATCCGCGCAGCAGATGATTCAACATCTACAAACACTGGTCTTACACTTGCTCCACACCTAAACACATTCATCACAGACACATTCACAGGACGCCCAGCGTTCGAAGCAGCAACACGCGCAGCACTAATTGATTCAGGCATGAGCTTCACAGTTCCTCGTCTGTACACAAACGCTACTTCAGCAGATGTTGCTCCAACAGTTGCAGACACAAACGAAGGTTCAGCACCATCAGAAACTGGGATGACCTCAGCCTATGACACAGTGTCAATTAACAAGTTCAGTGGCTTGCAGCGTGTAAGTTTCGAGCTCGCAGACAGGTCATCTCCAGCATTTATGGAATTGATGATGACTGAACTTCGCAAGGCGTATGAAAAGGCTACAGATGCAGCACTTCTAGCAGCATTTATTGCTGATGGAACAACAGCCGCAACAACAGCAGCAACAGCAGCTGGATTGCAGTCATTCATCTCAGTAGAAGGCGCAGCAGCTTACAAGGGTACTGGCGGAGATTTCGCTAACAAGCTTGTAGCATCAACAGACCAGTGGGCAGCTATTACAGGATACGCAGACACAACAGGTCGCGCACTTTACTCAGCACAAGGCGCAACATACAACGCAGCAGGAACAGCAGTGGCAACATCTGTTCGCGGTAATGTTCTTGGTACAGATCTAATCGTGGATCACAACATCTCTGCATCTGGCGTAATCGATAACTCAGCGTTCTTGGTTGCACCATCTTCAGTCTATGTCTGGGAGTCACCAACAACACAGCTTCGCGTTAATGTTCTAACATCTGGCGAGATCGAAATTAACCTTTACGGATACTTGGCAATCTATCTTGCTAAGTCAGGTAAGGGTGTTCGTAAGTTCAACCTAACTTAATAAAAACAGGTAACTAAGTACGCTCTAGGGGGTCAGTAGCCCTCTGACTCCCTAGAGTCTTTAGAAAGGAAAACAATGGCACTCACTACAGTCGCAGAGCTCCGCAGTACTCTCGGAGTTGGTACGCTGTACCCAGATGCCACCTTGCAAGAAGTCTGTGATGCAACAGATGCAGTTCTACTGCCAATGCTCTGGACTAACTCTTATTTCAATATCTCTCACAGCAACACAGCAACTACAGGCACTCTTTACTTTGAGGACAATGTAGAGAAGATCTTTTATGTGGGTCAGACTGTTGTCATCGCTGGCAACGGATCAAAGCACAATGGCAATAAGACTCTCACTGGAGTAGGCGATTACAGCATCACCTATAACATCACCGGCAACAACAACACTCCAGCAGTAGAGCATCCAGTTCAACCTTTTGGCACAGTATCAGCAGACACTTATGTGGACTGGGCTTTAGACATGGCAATTCAGCAAGCAGCTTTGATGATCGCTGTTGAAATCTGGCAAGCGCGTACAGCCACACTATCAGGCAGTAACGCAGTCGATTTCCAGCCCTCACCTTATCGAATGAGCGCACAGCTACTCGCTAAGGTAAGAGGATTGATCGCTCACGCCCTGAGCCCTAATTCAATGGTGGGGTAATGCCACCTGTAGCCATAACGACACTTAGAACCACATTAGCAACGGCTTTAGTCGATAACGCTAAGTGGCAGACTTTTGCTTTTCCACCGGCAACAGTTCTTGCTAACTCTGTGATCGTGTCTCCAGATGATCCTTATTTAACACCTAGCAACAATCAGCACATCACAATTAGCCCAATGGCTAACTTTAAGATTGTTATGACTGTTCCATTGTTTGACAATGAAGGAAATCTTAATGGGATCGAGGATACTGTTTGTAGCGTGTTCGCTAAGCTCGCAGCATCATCTTTGACCTATAATGTAAGCGCAATCAGCGCACCTAGTATTCTCAACGCTGCATCGGGAGACCTTCTCAGCTGCGAGATGTCCGTGTCCATTTTAACAAGTTGGGGATAACAATGTCCGATTGGGATAAAGAAAACGAAGCCTTCCTGAAGAAAATCGGGCAGGTAGAACCAGCAACAACAAAGCCAGCACCTATCAAGAAAGACGAGGAATAATCTCATGGCTGTATTTCTAAACAATAAAGTAGGCGTGAAGATTAACACTGTTGATCTTTCTGACCATGTAACAAGTATTACTCTGAACAGAACATTTGACGAACTTGAGGTCACTGCGATGGGTGACACAGCACACAAGTTCGTTAAGGGCTTGGAAGCATCATCTGTAACAATCGACTTCCTAAACGACACAGCATCAGCGAATGTATTGGCAACACTACAAGCTGCATGGGGTACAACAGTCACATGTGTATTCCTACAGGAAAAGGGAACAGCAGTATCTGCAACGAACCCTCTTTACACAGTGTCATTGCTAGTCAATAACACTACAGACATCAATGGCGCTGTTGGCGACATGTCTACTCAGTCAATCACATTTACTGCTAACTCAACAGTTGCAGTAGCCACAACAGGCACATTCTAAAAAACTAAAAAAGGGGCAAACTCATGGCAAAACTAAAGATCGTTCGTACAGATGGAAGCGTACTAGAAGGCGAGATTACTCCAGCAGTGGAGTACGCATTTGAGCAGTACGCTAAAAAGGGCTTCCATAAGGCGTTCCGCGATGAAGAAAAGCAGAGCGATGTCTATTGGTTAGCATGGGAAGTAACACGCAGGTCAGGTGAAACTGTAAAGCCTTATGGGATGGAGTTCATTGAGACACTTAAAAGTGTCGAGGTGCTTGATTCAGACCCTTTAGCTTAAAGCGAGATCTCCCGTTCACCTACTTAATCGCTCGCTTGAGCATTAGGTTAGGGATCTCGCCACAGCAGTTATTAGATCTAGATAAGAACATGCTCGATGCATTAGTGCAGGGGCTCAAGGATGAAGCGAAAGAGGTGAGCGATGCCAGCAAGCGTAAAGGGCGGCGTTGAACTTCGTAAAGCTCTTCGCAAGTTCACACCTGATCTAGCAAAAGAAACTCAGAAAGAAATTAAGACAGCAATTAGACCAATTAGCCAATCTGCTAAAGGTTATGTTCCAGATCGCGGAGAAGTTTTAAGCGGATGGTTGCCTCGTCAAATGTCTGAGGGTACATTTCCTACCTTTAATCCTTCTGAGGTTAGATCTCGTATTGGCTTTAAGACAAGTCCATCAAAGGCTAATTCAAGAGGATTTAGATCTTTAGCTCAAGTTTTCAATAAGAGCCGAGCAGGATCGATCTATGAAAGAATGGGTAAGTTAAGCCCTGACAGCAGATTCGTTATGAATCAAGATGGAAAGTTTCGCGCACCTCTTAAAGGCAAAGATCGCATGCAAGGTCGATTGCTTTATCGTGCCTATGAGGAAAACAATGGCAAAGCCAGAAATGGTGTTCTTAAAGCCATTTCATCTGCTGCTACAAAACTTAATCAACGAGCAACAGTGAGAGGTTAATCGTGGCAAATGTAGTCATTGATATTGCAGCAGAATTCACAGGCAATAAAGCCTTTAAGCAAGCAGACAGCGCCACAACAGCACTGACCAAAAATGTTAAAAAGCTTGCAGGTGCAGTAGGTCTTGCTTTTAGCACTCAAGCTATTGTCTCTTTTGGCAAGGCAGCAGTTAAAGCTTTTGCAGAAGATGAAGCTGCTGCATTAAGACTTAATCGAGCAGTTGAGAATCTAGGCATTGGCTTTGCCAATCCTGCTATTGCTAAGTACATAGCAAATCTTGAAAAATCTGCTGGTGTTGCTGATGACATTCTTCGTCCTGCATTTCAGGGGCTATTGACCACCACAGGCTCATTAGTACAATCTCAGAAACTTCTTAACGATGCGATCACGATCAGTCGAGCATCTGGCATTGATCTAGCAACAGTTACCGAGGATCTTGGTAAAGGTTATGTCGGTATAACTAAAGGACTTGTTAAATACAATACAGGTTTGACAACGGCAGAGTTAAAATCTAAATCATTTAATGAGATCCTTGGCACTATCTTAAAGCGTTCAGCAGGTGCAGCAGAAGATTACCTAGACACTACTGCTTACAAATTTGACATTCTAAGTGTTGCTTCAAGCAATGCATCTGAAATTATTGGTGGCAGTTTAGTCGATGCCTTTGCTCTCATTGGTGGTGGCACAGAAGCCAGCGATGCCGCTGCTGCCATCGAAACCATTGCAACTGCCTTAAGCAAGATTATTGTTCAGTCGGGTCGTACAATTGGTGTAATCCCTACCTTAATTAAAAACCTCAAGAACCTTGGTAAGAACATATTCTTTGGTTTTGCAGGTGCTCAGTTTGGTGTAAATATAACACCACCTGCTGATAAGAAGGAAGAAGCCAAGCTTACACTGACTGAGAAAAAGCAACAGGAACTTCTTGCCAAACTTGAAAAAGAATCGGCAAAGCGCGAAAAGGAAAGACTGGCTTTGCTCAACAAACAGAACGCAGCCAAGCGATTGCAAGGTGTTATTGATAAGGCTAACCTTGCTTTGGGTAAAGGCAAGGATGTTTTTGACCTCGACAAGATCCAAGTTGCAGCAGCTCTTACTAATCAGGCTGAGCAACTAGGCAAGGCAACCACTTCTGCCCAACTTTTGCAAATTACTAACGACACGGCTCGTCTAAATGTCAAGCGTTCAATGCTTGAATTAGAAGATGCTATTGCTACTAAAGATGAAGCATCCATCATAGCTGCCACCAAGAAACTAAATGCAGATCTTGGCATTCTTGGTACTTTGATGAAGCAAGATCTAAAGATGCAAGACATCAAGTCAATCCTTGAAAGCCTTAAGCCAAAGGATCTAATCAATCTAGGCAATCTTGATGCTGCTATTGCTAAGATGATTGAGTTAAACAAGTTGCAAGGCAGCAAGAACGGCACTGCGCCAACCGCAGCAGAGGCAGCAGCGGCAGCAGCAGCGGCAGCAGATGGTGCACCTGTTTATTCAATTCCTAAAAACACGACAGATTTCACACTTAACAACCCAGCCATTTTTAAGTTAATAGATAAAATGCTCCCTAGCAATTCCTATAATGAGCAATTAGTAACGGCATTAAATGCAGGCGCAGATTTACCAAGCGCTGTGCGTGGTGCTAATTACCAAGCAAGAGCAGAGCAGGAATACGCTATGTTCCTTAGCCAGATCAATATGGGCGGCATTGCTGGCCAATCTTTGACAAGCGGAATGGCTCAAGGTCTGCCTCTTTCTAATGCTTTGTCAGGTTCGCGTTATGCAGCTCAGGGCGCAGCAAGTTATGGCGCAGGGGCAACTATTGTTGTTAACACAGGCGTGGGAGATCCTAACGCCATTGCAGAAGCAGTAGATCAGGTGTTAAGAGATGCACAACAACGAGGTACGCTCACCACGATTGGCGCATTTGATCGATGACATGGCTTCCAGAATGGAGAGTAACAGTAGGTGATGATGTTTATACGACTGTCACCTCTGTCTCTTTTGCATCTGGTCGCTTAGACATTGATCGGCAAGCCACAGCAGGTTACTGCCAAGTACAGATAGTAAATACAGATAACACACCTTTTACAATCAATGTCACCGAGCCAGTTACCTTAGAGCTTAAAAACTCATCTGGCACTTATGTCACAGTATTTGGTGGAGAAGTATCAGACTTTAACATCGGAGTAAGAAGCCCAGAAGAATCTGGCTATGTAACTACTGGCACTATCTTAGGCATTGGTTCACTGGCTAAACTGACTAAGGCTGTCTATAACACAGCACTTGCAGAAGGCTTAGATGGCGCACAGATCGCAGCCATTCTAGGTTCAGCCCTTAACCTTACATGGGCAGAAATAACACCCACTGTTACATGGGCAACCTATCCAGCAGATGTCACATGGGCTAATGCAGAGTCCTACATCGGTGAAGTGGACTCAGGCTTCTACACAATGATTGCCCTTGCAGCTAATGCCTCTGCTAAGTCTCAGACATTGACAGACCAGATCGCTAACAGCGCACTTGGTCAGATGTACGAGGAAAAGGATGGAGATGTTTCCTATGCAGATGCAGACCACAGATCTAACTATCTCGCAGCAAATGGCTTCACTAACCTTGATGGCTCGTATGCAACACCAAGCTCTATCACTAGCACAACTCAGATTGCTCGCATCCGTAACAGCCTTATCTATCGCTATTCCACAGGATACGGCTCAACCTACAGCACCTCTGATGCGGACTCTATAGCCTCTTACGGGCTCTTTGAGCGTTCCGTGGACTCTAACATCAAGAACCTTGCAGACATCACTGACATCGCCTCTAGAGAGTTAAACCTTAGAAAGAATCCACGCGGTTCATTAGGTGCAATTACCTTTCGTCTAGACAATCCAGACATGCCATCTGCCATGCTTGACAGCCTTATCGGTGTCTTTTTTGGTCAGCCGGTGCTTGTCACTAACTTGCCTAGCAACTTACTCGATGGACAGTTTGATGGCTTTGTGGAGAATGTAGCCCTTCGAGCTACACCGACATTTGTGGACATAACCCTCTACATCTCAGCAACAGACTTCTCACTCAGCACTACACAATGGGAAACAGTATTGCCTGCCTCACTCATCTGGACAGGCGTAAATGGTACACTTACTTGGACTAACGCGACTGGAGCACTAACCTAATGGCAACTACTACACCTAACTTCGGTTGGACTGTTCCGACCTCATCTGATCTAGTCAAGAATGGCGCAACCGCCATTGAGACTCTTGGTGACTCTGTCGATGCATCCTTCGCAGGTCTGACAGTCAATGCCCAGACTGGCACGACATACACAGCAGTCAAGGCAGACGGACTCAACGCTATTGTCACGATGGACAACGCCTCAGCCAATACTT